AAAGTTTTAGTGACGCCCAGATTGTGCTGATGCCAAGCACATCTGCTATACTTCCAAGCCACCCTTTCGCCACTGAAATTTTTACACTGACCCATGAGCCGATAAAACTTGTGATGCTCGACCACCCGGACTTGATAAGTCCGACGAACACGCCGACCCAAGAGCCAACAAAACTTGTTATTGTGGTCCATCCGGATTTGTATAGTCCGACATATGCCGAAACCCACGTTCCAACGAAGCTGGAAATATTTGACCAGCCATACTTTACAAGACCAACGTAGGTCGTTACGAATGTTCCCACAAAGTTGGAAATAGAAGACCACCCGGATTTTGCCAAGCCGACAAATGTGGTCACCCACGTTCCGACATAATTTGAAATCGTGGTCCAACCGCTCTTCGCAAGCGTTACAAAAGTGTTGACAAGCGTTCCCACAAATGCGGAAATAGTTGTCCAGCCACGCTTTGCAAGGCTTACGCTTACAGTAACACTATTGGAAATGAAATCGCCAACGTCTCCTGCTACCTCTTCCAATTTTGCTCCGACGCTTGCGACCAGCTGTTTTCCGTTGTCGATTGCGCTCTGGATCTTATCAAGGATATTTGTCTGCACCCAGTTTTTAATATTTGTGAATGCGCTCTTGATACCACTTAAAATACCCTCGCCAACATTTTTACCCGGCTCTTCCATTGCTTTTGCAGGGGAGTGGATGCCAAACGTGTTTTTGAACCCTGTAATAAACGGGTCCAAAATGTTTTCTTTAATCCACGCGCCGATATTAGTGAGAGAGTTTTTAATGCCCTCTCCGATGCCGTCCCAAATGCTCTTACCGGAATCCTCAAGGTCCTGTTTCCATTCGCCGATATTAGTAAAGAAGTCTGCGATGCCAAGAACGATTTGTTCGCCGATACCAGCAGCGAGTCCGACCACCGCGCCAAGAACGGCACCGATTGCTTCAGCGATGGCGGCGGGAACCCCGCTCCAGTCTGTGTCGCTGACGGCGGTCTTTATTTCGTCGATGATCTGGCCGGGAAGTGCAATCCAGTCCACGCCCTCAAGCGCACCAGAAATGGCATTTCCAATCCCGACCACCAGGTTTCCAACACCGTTCAGGAAAGATGACGCGGTTCCGCTCCAATCAAAGTTTGCAAACAGATCTTGGATGCCTTGACCAAGTCCACGCCAATCAAAGTTTGCAATAGACGAACTAAGGTTATCGATTGCTCCTTGAAGGGCCTCCGAGACAGCCGCAGAGAATGCTCCAAAATCGAACGTCTGAATAAATCCGCTTGCGGTGTCTAACAGCGCACTTATTTTTTGTGTAAGCGCACGGCCAAGTTCATATGCGTCAATCGTACTGATTGCATCGTTCAACATCGTTCCAAGACCGGAACCAATGGATTCCCAGTGCGTAGTGTCAAAGAACGTGTTCCAAGACCCGACGGCCGTGTTAAGCACGTTTCCGAACGTAGAACCAATGGATTCCCAAATGCCCGGAGTTTCTGCGAATCCGTTTATAAACGTAGCGATAGATTGTGCGATTCTGTTGCACGTCTCCTGAATCGGACCCCACTCGATGCTGTTAAGAGAGTCTCTGAGCTTCTCGGCTACAACCTGTCCGACTTCGGTAAAGTCTGCCTTTTCCCATGCGTCCCGGATCATGTCGGCGAAATTTGAGATTGCCCCGTCGAACGACATCATTTCCTCAAACATTCCGGCCTGACCAGAGCCTCCACCACCGGAGCCTCCACCACCGCCACCACTGGATCCGCTGTCCTCTGGGAACTTGTTGATCTCATCGAACGGGGCGAGGTATCTCAAGGCTTCTTTTGCGGCAGACCCGGCGCCACCAATCGCATCCGACATTGCGTCACCATATGACGTGGCTTGCCTCGTCGCCCTTGTCCAATATGTTGCGCCGGTCAGCCTGGCAATCAGCTGATTCAGCATATTGATAAAATCTACAATCTTATCAACAACGAAGTCGAGAGCCGGAGCCAATGCGTTCACAATCGGAGCAGCCAACGCTCCAAGGCTGTTTTTGAAATATAGAAGCGCGCTGGAGCATCTGTCCATCGATTGGGCAAATTCGCCACCAATTGCATTCGACCACGCATATAAGTTGTTGATGCCATCCTTAAACGCCTGAACGACCGATCTAATCATCGCGCGGAATGTCCGCATAATCAGAAGCCGCTTAAATCGTCCGACTAAACCACCAAGAGCGTTTCCGAATGCCTGGACCTCTTTAGTCGGAGCAGAAAATTTAAGCAAACTGAAAAAGCCTCTGCCAGCCGTCTTCAACCCAGTTCCAAGCGTTCCAACGATTCCTTTGAGTGCAGTTGATAGTTTGTTTGCGCTATGCCTTGCGGTGTCAGCACCAGAAGCAATCTCGGCAAATCCTGAATTAGTCGGAGCTGCTGCATTTACAATGTCAGTAATAGCGTCTGCTGCCATAGCTAAGTTGCTGAAGTCAATGTAAGAGAGCCGCTCCAAATTATCAGCAAGCATACCAACTGCTTCCGGGTTTTCTGAAAGGCGGTTAGTGGCACTGGAAAACGAAGAAATCCCCTTCAAAGCGTTGGACAGTCTTTCGATGCTCTCAATGCCTTTCATTTTTGCAATGCTTTCAGAAAAGGCAGACAGCTCACTGCTTATACTGGCAAGTCCGATGCCGCCTTTTGCCGTGATTCCCTGCAAACGTTTCAGAGCGCGGCTTAGTTGGTCGATACTGCTGATCGCATTACTGGTATCCGCTGTGATAGAAAATTCAATTCCGCTGATCACAGTCTCTGCCATTTTCTACCGCCTCCTTTCTTCGTTTGTTATATTCGTCAGCAAACATCTGAACACGTTCCTTGATCCGTTCATACCGCTTGCGCTCTTCTTCCTCTTCGGTGCGTTTCCTCTGCGAAGCGGTGATGTCGTATGGCTTTTCGTTGTATTCGGCTGGCTTTTTAGCTTTGCTGAACGCTCTCAAAACAGGCGCAACAGCTACGATTGCATCGTATACATATCGGCCCTGAAGCCAATAGTTTGCGTTCCGGTCTTCCTGGCGCAGTTCATATGCTTTCTTATAAGCCTTGTGCGCGAATACGTCGCCGTCCCAAAACTGGTGATATGTCATGCCGTACACCATATAAATGGGGCAAACCTTTTCGAACGTGTCCAATAACGACAAAGGGCGGGCGGCAGTCCTTTCGCCGCCATCCCGCCCGATATTGTCGGATCCTGCCTCGTCGTTCAGGTCAGGGTCCAGTTTGCGTTTCCCTCGGTTTCCTCTTCGGTGTCCACAAGCGCAGTCACTGCGTCCGCGTACATCTCAGCCAAAGCGGACACCAGCTCGTTCTTATGATTCATGTTCTCATAGATCTTGCTGGTGAGCTGCTTGGTGATGCCACGATGGTGACGGGCGAATGCCCAATGGAACAGGAGCGGAATCATGGTAGCCGGCCTATCAGCCAGCTGTTCCGCAATAAATCCGTCCTGCTCACACTGGCCGGCTGTGCGAAGCGTATACTCCAGAGTGTACTTTTTCTTTTCGAATTCGAAGGAAATCTGCTTTGCCATACTTTAAACCATACCTTTCTGATAGAATTTAAGAAACAGAGAACGTCATATCCGAGGTGGGAACGACATGAATCTGCATCTCACGGGCTTCATCGACGCCCTTGCCAACAATACCAACGGACACGCGACCCGTGAAAGACCACTTACCGTCAGAACCAGTTGGGGTGACAGTGCCGCCGGACTCAGTGCCGCCGAACCAAATGGCGAGTTTCTTGTCCGTGCCGTCATCCAGGTTCTTTACAGTCTGATAGTCCGCGGCGGTGTAGTTCGCAGTGAAAGTCATGTCGCCGCCAGTGTCCAGAAGACCCAGAATGTAGGTGTGCATGGACTGCTGCAGGTTGGTAACATCAATGGTGTTGACCTCGTTCATGAAGTCGGGGTAGTCCTTGATAGGAACCAGATCTGCATAGGTGATAGTGCTATCGCCAGTACCCAGCATGAGGAAGGTCATGTAGGTGTTCATTGCCATGATGATTCATTTCCTTTCGTTTAGAATGTGTAAAAGTTGGTCCCGTCCGTCTTGAGACGGTACCGCGCTTTGATGGTGTAAATGGATGCTTCAGAATCGAAATATCCTTCAATTCTTGCGATTCGACTTGCATTCATCCGTTTCAGAATCGTGTCAATCTGGGAAAGGATGTCAATGCACTCAGAACGCTTGCCAAACTGTTTATTGGAAAAGACGGTCACTTCGTACATAAGGGCTGTCAGGTTTTCGCGGAGCGTGTTGTCTATGCTGGTAGCCACTTCGTAATTGTCAGCCTCTACTACCTCTACGCAGGGGAACTGAGGCGGCTTGTTGATGCGCTCTCCGGTTACGAACACTCCGGGAAAAGATTCGCGGACAGGTGTTGCGATTTCTGTGAATATGTAGTTAAACACATTGGTCACTTCATCAGCACCTCCTGCGCGATAATTTTTGCGTTGCGTTCGATTTCCTTAGTCGCGTTGTACATAGCCATAGCCGGTGGATTTCCGTACGAATGATGTCTGGCACCGTTTTCGTCCGTGTACCACCATCCCGAAGAGGAAAAGGCGTGTGTCTGGCCCGGATACGTTCCTGGACCCATTCCGTTCATCTCAGCTTCTGAATACCGGACCCAGTACGTTATGCCGGCACCGAATTCAACAAAAAGGACGGTCGCCCCTTCGGCACGGACAATGTAATGATTCTGATCTACCCGCCTGTAAGTCACGACGTTTCCTGACGAATCCCCGTCGTAGGCCGCTGAATTGAATCCAATCTGGGCTGTCTGCACTCCGATTTCTGCGAGGATCTTTATCAGTTCCTCCGTGTTCTTCGGCAGATTGCTTCTGATCTTTTTCAGATTGTCCAGAACCTCACCAATGTTCCCAAGGTCAACAGTAATGCTCACGACACATCAACCTTCCGAACCGCTATGCTGATTCCGTTAATGCTCTTCGCTACGCGCCGGACTACATAGTCATGAGGGGACCATTTCCCGTTCGTCTGTGTTGGAGTTGTGTCGATATACAATAGCGTTGTACCATTTATGGGACAGTCCATCTGTGTGGTGACCAGAACCTTGTCGTAGTTGTCGAGGTTCCCAAACTGCTCTGTTATAGCCGTTCCGGTAGCTTGTGACACGTTGATCTTTAGCTCGACAGGGTCGGAATACTGCTGTGTGTTCTCGCCTGTGTCCAGCACGTTTCCCCACTCGTCTGTTTCTGTGATTGGCTCCGGATCGCCCGTAAGCAGTCTGTACCAGATAGTCTGCCTGTTCCGTTGCAGTGATCTCATGTGGGACTCACCGCCCCGACGCGGACAAACGCAAGCACATTGTCGTGGATGTAGTTGAGCATATCCGAATACTTGAAGATTCTCTGGATGCCGTTCTCGTTATGAGTGGACTGCCCTTCAGAACCTGCGTGAGTGTATCCGGCAATGATTGAATAGATCTGCGTCATTTCGTACTTTGCCGGGACATCCGTTACGGTTTCGGGAACGCCACCGATTAAGTGATACATCCAGTTCAGAATCTCCTGCTTCGAAACGGTCAGATACGCTGTCAGCTTGGCATTGCTTGGGACTTCACCGCCATCATCCAGAAGCGTCTGGAGAAGTACCAATTTTTCAGCATCTGTCATGTCGGCATCCGTCCTTTCATATTACTTCCCGGTCCGTTTCCTTGTCGGACTGGGTGCTTTCCGCTCCGGGGGAGAAGCGACAGGCTTCTCCTCCGGTTTCTTTTCGGAAAGGATCCCTACGGTAATGCTACCGTCAGCATTCTTCCGTACTGCCATGATTAGGCGTGGGAGACGTAGATGCCGTTGGTCTTCTGAGCCTCGACAAACGCATCGTGGTAGACGCGATAGTCGAACTTCCACGCATCGGCCTCCTGATTGACTTCGGGAGAGAAGATTCTGGGAACGGCGTGCTTCACGACCTGAAGGATTGCGGAGGGATGCACGATCATGTAGTTGATGGCATCGCCGGAAGCAGTGTAGCCACCGGCCGCAGCGGAAGTAGTAGGCGCATTGATGGTCACGGCGGTGTTGAACCGACCGGACGGAACAGTGATGAGCCGCATATCGTTGAACATCTCGACATTGTAGTTCACGTTGTTCTCGCCGTTCATAACCATGCGGGTCACGCCGGACTTGATCAGCTTATAGGTGTTGGGGTTCACGAAGAGGATACGGCCCTCATATGGGACTTCCGCATTATCCAGGGCGGCAGTAGCCGTGTCGATGGACGCGATGGTAGCCGCGCCGGCAGACAGCGTCTCGGTGACGACCTGAGAAACTGCAGCACCGGAAGCATACTTGGCGAAACGATAGGCATCCAGCTCGGGAATGACCTGAGTGCGCTCAAATTCCCCAACGAGGGTGCCGAACGCCATGCCCAGAGTCTCGTCGTTGTCCATGACATCGATCATAAAGGAACGGCCACGGTCCTGAGTGATGGTGTAGTCCTCCCAGCCGTCGGTAGCATCACCGGGAACGAATCCGGCGTTCCGGTCATAGTTGGACAGACCGACGAGGTTGGTGTGGAACAGGTAGGCTTTCTTAGCACCTTCCCAGCGAACCCGCTCGTTAGCGGTGTCGAGGATGGCAGTGCGGGAGCCAAGTTTATAAATTTCGTCCAGAATCGGCAGATACTTATCTACCAGGGCGATGGTATTGCCCACAGGGGCGGTAACAGTGGTAGCCATGTTGTTTTCTCCTTTTCTTATTTAATAGGTGGCAAACCGAAGTACCGGCGCAGCTGATTGTTCGCGTCATGCTCGGCTTGCTGAGATGTAGGGGGTGCGCCCACGGAAAGCCCAGGTTGTCTGGACAGGGCGGCACTCTCGACTTCTTTTATCTTTGCTTCAATGAAGGATTTGTACGCGGCGAAGTACTCGTCCGTCACACCTTCAGGCAGAGAGTTTGCCATCGTCGTTGCCGTATCGGCATCAACGCCGGCAGCCATCAGTTTGTTGGCATAGCTGGAAACTCTTTCCTTCGCTTTGTAAGCGTCAAGCTGTTCCTGCATCTGCTTCTGCGCGTCTGCCAGTTCGGCGGCCTGTCTCTCCTGCTCTGTCTGCGTCTCGCGAAACTGTTTTTTCCACTCACTTGCCTGAGAATTCGCTTTTGACAGAGCAATTTTCAGTTTCTCGATCTCAGAATTGTTTTCCTCCTGCTCTGGGAACTCATAATTAGTGAGTGCCGCGAGTTTTTCATCCGCACTCATAGCGTCATATCCCTCAATTTTTGATGTGTCTATCCGCATACCAGATTCTCCTTTGCGTTTAACAAGGCAGTTCACTCTGCACTATTTTCCGTTTTTGACCAGCTTGTCATGCTGTTTGCGTTTTTGGTAAGGCAGTTTCACTACTGCCGTTATATAAATTGGCGTATTGCCACTTATAACCACCGGATGTTTTTAGTTTCCCGTTGCAACATCTGGATATGTTGCCGTTGCGTATTCCTGTCTTCCTTTCCGCTTCGTGCGCGCTACTGTATTCGGCAACAAGCGTTCCGTCTAAATCAAGCTGCACAACTCGTTTTGCCGCCCTCGCGCCGTTTTCTCTGCAACGCTTAACGTGATCGTTATAAAGCGTTTCGTTTTCCATTAGCGTCTTTCGGTTGGATTCCCCTATCTTTTTCTTCCAATCTTCGGTTAGCACATAGTGCCTGACCTTTGCAGCTGCGCTCATTTTCGCTTTTGCTTCGTCAGTATGCTTATACCCGCTGTGTTTTCTTGACAGGTTTTCTTTAGCTTCTGGATGCTCTCTGAAGTACCTTAATTTAGACTCGGAAATTTTCTTCCTCACCGCTTCTGAATGAAATGCACCAATCTCTCCACCAGCTCTCTCGTTATAACCATAACGTCTGTCTGTTGCCTTTAGCAGAGCAATTAGTTCTTGTTCTTTTTCACACGCATCTTCTTTGGTTAACCCACTGAAAATGATTTCGTGTTTCATGTTTTCCCATCCGTATTTTTGTATTGCTGACCAGAAGTGTGGACTGCTCTTATACCCAATTCCATTCTTCCATCTCCCGTTGGGGGTTTGCTTGGTGATCCCAACGTAGACCTTCCCGCTCGGACTTGTGTGCTTGTAAACTATGTAGCTTTCCACAAAGAGTTCCTCACCTTCTATAAGTGAGGGTGGCCGGGGTATATCCGGCCTTGCGTTACCCTCTTGTCAACGTAATGAAGCATCGACAGTTAATTACATTTTCTGGCTTTTCGAACATCCCCGGCGCATACGCATGGTCCCCATCGAACGTGATGAATTCTGCGTCGAGCGGAACTCTGACGCTCTCAAGGTAGTCGTGCGTATCCCTGACGCGGTCATCCTGCATCGTGTTCCAGACCTTCATAATTAGCTTGGTTTTATTTTTCGCCTGTGCCTGTTTGCCCACGTCGAGGACTGCTGTGTTGAAGATCCGCGTCATATCGGTTTCAGCAATACGTTCGATATCGTACTCAGTGCCTCCGGTGCGGTAGTATTTGTCTACTCGCTCTCGCCAGGTCATGCCGGCGACTTTCTTGTTCACAGCCTGTTCAACCATTTCCAACGTCGGTTCAATTGATTCGCCAAGGTCTAAATTAGCCGATTGTGTACCGTTTGCGTAGGACATCAAAAACAAATCGAACAGCTCGTCGAGGATGTCTTCCTTGTCCTTTTCGGATTTGATGCGCTTCTGCCCAGTCTGGGCGTCCGTCTCGAAATATACCGGTAGACCGGCTGTCAAAATGTTCAGTTCGTCAACAGGCAGAATGTACATTACACAGCACCGCCAGTATCGTTTTCACCGTTGTCTGCGTCATCCTCAATGATTTCAGCCTCGCCGGAGGAAGTCTGTTCCTCTTCGGAGATGTTTCCGGTCGCCATTGCCTGTTTTTCCTCTTCTGCCTTGGCATCCGGATCGCCCCAGATCATCTTCAGGTACTTTTCAGACATCTGCACGTCCTTGACAGGGTCGTTAGAGATACCGGACTTCGCCGCAGCCAATTCAGGATGGAAGCCGGCAGC